TCGCGTGGGCTACATGACGCCCGACCCGATTAGCGGAGACATGAATCGGTATGCACTACTTCTTAGAGAAGAAATTCGCACAGCCTTAGGCGGTGTGGACGAAATCTCTATTTCAGCTGGTGCTACCGCAACTGAAATTAAAGGTTTAATGGGTCGTGCACAAGCCACGGCGCTAAGAAAAAACAAAAGCTTCCTTACTTATGGTTTTTGTCGTCTCTTGGAGATGATGATTTACCACCAAGAGATGATTTTCCGTGAGTCGTTTATAGCGGCGAGCGGACTCAAAGAACCTAATCCCCCTGAGGAACAAACTCAAGAAGCAGTCGAGAAATATCAAAAGGCGCTTCGTCGATTTGATATGAAACTCGATGAAGATATTAAAAAAGCACTAGAAAAAAATAAAGTTCCTCGCGGCGTCATCGGTCTTCCGGAAGATGGCGACCGCAGTGTTTCCTATCGCTTTATGGGCGATGTGTACGAGGACACGGCATTTGATTTGCAGCAAAAATCAATCGTCGTCCGAAACATGCAAGAAGTCGGTGTTAACAGTGTGGAGGCAATTAAATACCTCTTCCCTGATAAGACCGAAGCGGAACGCGCCGAAATGTTGAAAGGCTTTCCATTCCGAATGGTTGGTCAAACACAGTCGGCAATGCAGCAATTCCTGGTATTATTAAATCAGATGTTGCAGTCTCCGCATCCTCTTGCGCCTGATCAACCCTTAGCGGCTGATCCACGACTGAATATCACTCCGCTCCTTTACAGGACGTTTGATCATCTTGCGGAAGAATTAACTTACTCGGGTAGCTATGAGCCAGCAGATCCAAGCTTCGACCCCGAGCCCGGTCTCCCCGGCGGCAGCCCCGGCGGTATCCAACGACCAGGGCTCAACAACCGCCTACCCGCAGTGGGTGGCCCAAGGAGCTACCCCGGCGGTAGCTTCGGTTCCTACAGCCCAAGCGCCACAGCAGGTGGCACCGGCTTTGGACCCTTCTATCAGCAACCTGTCCAGCCAGTCAACGTCGCAATCCTCCCCGAGCAATCCTTGGGAAGCAGCGATGGGTTCCCTGGAGCGGGTGATCAGCAGTCTGCCTTCGCAGTCCCTCAGCCAGGTAGCACCGTCACAGTTGACCCAGGCTCCGCAGCAGGTTACAACACCTCTGAGTCAGCCTTCACAGGTCCAACCTTGGGCTTACCAGGAACAGCAGGTTCAGCAGACCTCGCCTACCAACGTCTCACAGACCCAAGCTTCCTATCCGACTTCTACGGACAACGGCAACGCGGAACTCAGCGCCGCCAGCGTCGAGGTCGTTAAGCAGTTTGGTATTGAAGCTCCTGGCATTCTGAATGCATACGCCTGTCAGCTCGAGGACATGCTCCTCCAGCAGGCTCAAAAAACAGACGCTGCCACTCAGCGTATGGGCGGTATGGAGCAGATTCTGACCAACCCTGACTATCTGGCTGATTACACTGACCGCTTCTTCACCGAAGTGGTGCCTGTGGACATCGATAGCGACGTTCCTGCGCAGGCTCCTCAGCAGTACAACCAGAGCTACGACATGCCCGCACCTCCGGCAGCTACTGCCGGTCGTCAGCAAGCTATCCAACCCCAGCAGCAGTGGGATGCTTTCGGCGATGCCATGAGCCGCTCCCCTGAAAACGCTTGGCGCATGCTTCAAAACATGAGCCCTGAAGCTCTGCGCTCCAAACTCTTGTTCATGGAACCTTCCTGATATAGTTTTTCAGTCCTTCACTGTCCTTTGTGGGTGAGTAAGGGTGGTTCTCCTTTTAAACCCCTCGTCATGAGGGGTTTTTTTCTGCTAATTTTTAGAAAAAGGATGTATTCATGAAAGCTCTAGGCGCAAAAAGACCCGACGAAGCGACTAATAACGCCAAAAAACCTCGCGTAGGCGCTAACCCCGGTCCTTCTGCTCAAAATCAAGCTCAAAATCCTCCCGTTCCAGAGAATTTTGACGAAAACATTCAACTTTAATTATCTTCTTCTTTTTGTTCGCTCGAAATTTTCTTAATAGCGATAATTTCGACTGCATTTAAGATTTTTATGCCTGCGTAACCACCGGCAAAGGCAACTGCGACCGATTCTGCCTTGCTGAGTTGCATTTTTTCAGCTACCGCAGGACTTACGAAAGTAGCTAGGAGCCACCCAACTGATAAAGCACGTAAAAAATGCTTTAAAAAGTCTCTTTTACCCCGTGGGTGAACGAGAGATTCAGTCACAGTGCCTGCAATAGAGCTACCGGCTAATTCCGCATCAACAGCAAGAATAGAGACTAATTTTTCAAACACTAGTCTCTCAGTTTGCGGTCTATTTGAATAATAGGCTGACTTAGAGTGTATAAAAAGCAAAGAAACATGACTTTTGCGGCTCTTACTAACTGGCGCTACGACAAATCTCTATATCACAACATACAGTCAGGTCCACAACGCACGGGATCTGACTTAAATCTCACAGATACCTATAGTCTCACTTCGAGTGGGTATGTTTATGCTTCGGGGCAGCAACAAACGTTTGTTCAACTGCGCGATGCTGGTGCAGACTTCGGTAACATCACTCCAGGTCCTCCGAATTCCTCCGGCTACTTAACTACTGACTGGCGAGCAGTACCTGTAGCTATATCGGGTTATTGGACTGACTATCAAAATATTTATCAGCACGCCTCAGGTGTTTTAACTGTATACGAAGGATTTAGGCGTCAAGGCCTTATTTCGACTGCTAACTCTACGGTACAAACAGCTTTTGGTCCTGAACCAGGCTTGAAGGACCGTGGACCATTTGTTTGGTACGGGAACAACGTACCTGACAATCAACAGTACTTACCCTTTCAAACTGGGGGCACTGCTCCTGACGGCGGAAGCACAGGTGGGGGTATGCAATACCCTCTCGCTCAGTATCCGACTCTAATTCGAACGACGTCTAGTGGTACAGCGTCGAGAGCAGAGTGGCAGTATTACCCTCCTTCTTACTGTGAGTCAAGAGTTGAATCTGTTCGCTCTCAAGCTCTTCCAGGTGAAGTAGCTGCCGGAAAAAACATAGTCATTCGTAATTCGTATAGAGGTAAATCTTCTAGGTACGTTCCTAACTACGGCAGTACTTACGGTGTTCTTGGAGAAGGCATCAGGGGTATGATTCGCACCTTCAGTCCCGGTGTCAATAGCTCGAATCAAAAGGGTATATAACGCTAAAAACGAGACAGCAGCTATGTAGATATAGCTGTTAAAAGGCTAAGATAATTTTGTAGTTTCTTCGGGACACTTATCGATGTTCATCGATAATGATTTTCCCAAGATTCTTGGTGCCGAACTCTACCGTCCGCACCCTGCTTACATCGTTGAGATGGCTGCCGAGCCGGTGGTCGTTCACGATTTCTCCAAGCAGCCCGGTCAGACGGTTCAGTTAGATCGTTACCGCTTCTTCGGTAACCCTGGCTCTAAAGAATCTCGGGAGCGTACTGCTGAGCAGACCATCGGTACTGCTAACAGCCGCAATATTGTCAAGGATAAAGTTCTGGTGACTCTCAAGGAGTACACCGGTCCTGCAGATCCTTCTGACCCCACCCAGCCTTCTACCTTCAAGATCGCTCGGGAAACTCTTATCACTGCGCAGCGCCTGCTGCTCGATACGGGCAACCTGACCACCTTCCACCAGTCAATCGGCAGCCTGACTCTGCTCGATGACTATCGTCGGTGGCGCGATCGGGTGTTCATCAACGAACTCCTGAAAGCTGTTTCTAAGGGCCAATCTTCCGATACCCAGGGCGGTTACTACTTCCCCGGCGATCTGGCAACCGGCGCTCTTAGCTACACCAACGCCGAGCAAGCTAAGTTCGACGTTAAGGACGACCTCCTCCGCGTGGTCAAGTCCCTCCGTAAGCGCAACACCCCCACCTACCAGGACGGGTTCTATCGCTGCGTTTGCGATCCCACTTTCCTGATGCACCTGCGTCAGAACTCTGACTTCCGCGAGGTGGCTCGCTACCCCGGTAACGGTCAGATCAACCCGCTGATGTCGGCTATGCAGCCGAACGCCAGCATCTACATGGGTCAGGGCTTCGGTCAGGCTACCTTCGTGGCCGGCGAACCCATCATGCCTACTGGCTTCGTCTTCGAGGGCGTGCGATTCTTCGAATCCACCAACATGCCCACCCAGACTCAGAACGCCACTATCGCGTCTACGACCCAAGATTACAATGCCGCGATCGGCATGTTCTTCGGTCCTCAGTCTGTTGGTGTCGGCATCGGCGGCAACAACGCTCAGGTGCTCCTGAACAACAATGATGACTTCTCGCGATTCATCATGATGATTTGGAGCCTCTACGCTGGTTTCGAACTGCTCAACGCAGACTTCGTGACCGTTGGTTACTCTTTCGACGCTTGAGGAGGTAACTAACAATGGCTATTAACGCTAACCAGCTTCACGTTGCCAAGATCTATCCTGGTAACTACACCAACGTTCTTCGTTACTGGCACGAAGAAAAATCCGTTGCGTACCAGAACGCTAACGGTGTCGACACCACTCTGACCAACCAGCCGGTTGGCGGTCCTGTCGGCGTTGTGTTCCAGCCTGGCTGGATTGCACAACAGGCTGTGGGTTATGTCGATCTGAGCTATCAAGCTCTCGGCACCACCAACCAGCTGAGCTACTACACCAAGGCTTATGGCTCTGGTCAGAACTCTGCTGAGCAGCCTTTCCTGAACGGCAATGTCATCGTTCCTTCACCCGACTTCCACAAGGATGTCCGGGCTGATATCACCGATGGCATCAAAGTTCCTGCAACTGCTTACGTTTATCGCGCTTCTCTGCGTGTTGACGGCGGCGACCTCGTTAGCTCCGGTGTTGCCGGTGGTTCCGCGACCCCTCAGTTGACCCTTATTCCCGCTGTGGGCGAAGGTCTGCTCGACGATGGCACTGTTGTGTCCGGTCAGTTCGGTACTTCGATCACCGGTTCCAACAGCGCTATCGCTAACGGCAGCACCGCTTCCACCAACATCATCGATTCCAGCAGCCTTTCGGCTCTTGGTTCCGAGACCCAGTGGAAGCTGTTCACCACCACCGACCTGGGCGGCGCTTCCGCTTCTGGTCTGGCTCAAGGCTCGGGTATCTACGATCCTCGCGCTACCAACGGTAAGCTCTCCGGCGACGACAAAGCACTCGCAATCTGCGAAGTTTGCTGGATCGTTCCTGATGAGCCCCCCGAGCGTCAGGATGTTGCACTGCAACCCGATGGTGTTATCGAGTCCTCGATCTACACCTCTACCTCCCCTGCCTGATAAACTTTCGGCAAGGGTGCAGACCTCTCCTTCGGGAGGGGTCTTTTTTTGTCTTTAATTAATGATGTAGCGTTTATAAATAATCAAGCAAATCTAAAATACACTGAGCATAGTTTTAACAGTATGCCTGATCTATCTGATCTCTCTATCAATCGTACCGAATGTCCTCGATGTGGTGCTGCTTGGTTAAACGGTCAGCTTTATTGGGCGACAGGATGTAAGGGAAAAGAAGAAGACTTAGCTGGTTTAGTCTGCAATATGGTTAACACTCCCGAATGCATTAACCCTAAGAAGGGGGTGGATGGAGGTGATACCTGGGAGAAACGAAGACTTTTTATCGATAACATCGAAAAAGTAATTAAGGACCGGCAACAACCTGGTTGGGATGCCGGTCTTTCATTTGAGGACAAC